CATAGTGTGAAAAGCGGATTTCACATCTGGGAATGTTCTCTGGAACTCCCTTGCTTTTGCTTTCTCAGGGTCAAAGTCAACTACTTTTGCGATAGATACAAAGATATCTTCGATAGTCTCACCGTACTCAATGTAACCCTTTTTAAGAATAGAGTAAGGGTTATTGAAGTTTGCGGATTTTACCCGCACGAGTGCGATACGGTTTACCAGAGCGTTGATAAACTGATTTGCAAATGCAGGTGTACCGTAAATGATTTCACCGACTTTCGGGATGTCGGTTGTTTTTGTGATTTCAGGAACGTTCTGCTGATAGTCGTAGCTTGCGTTCTGTCGAATCACATTTAAAATATCAATCGTGCTAGCGTTCAGTGTGCTAGCGGCAATTCTTCTTGGCATTTTCATTCCTCCTTAAATAAATCTTCAAAAGTCATAGGTTTCTCTGTTTCTGTTTCAACTACACTATCAGTTTCTACTACTTCACTTTCTGGAATACCAAAAAATCTGTCACGATAACGCTGTCTCCATTCAGCATCGTTCGTTTCATATTTTTCTTTCCAGTTAGTGGAATCTGATACTCTTGTTTCATAGTCTGTAAGGGTATCTGTCACATCCTCAATAAAAGCAAGCGTATCATCATCAGTAGAATCACCAATCCTTGCTTTCAGGGATTCCAAAATCTCCTGCTGTGTCCTTATCGCCATTTAATCACCTCCAATCTCTGTCCATTTATCGGCATCGAAAAGTTCAGATAAACGTAAAGAAAGCGGGTGGTCAGGGGATATCATGATAATCCCTGAAACTACCATAATAGTGAAACCTGCTTCGTGTTTGTAAGTACCGTCCTTGAAAGGCATTTAACCACCTCCTTATAAATGATATCTAAGCATCAGCCATATCGGAAATCCTTTTTTCTTCTGTGTTGGCGTTCCGCCACCACCTGTTGGGTCAACTGTTTTCAAGTATTCCAACCATGCTCTTGCGTATTCTGCTCTTTCAGGGTGCAGAGCGGCAGGTCTTTCATAATTTGCCTGAAATACTAATGCAAGGTAACCCGGGTCTTCTGTACTTGTTGCCCATGTTTTCCAATCCATAGGGTATTGAGCAGTTGGATACCACTGAGGTTCAATACCCCTGTGTGCTTCTCCTGTGGATTCCTGATACTCTGCGTAAATTACGTTACACTGTTTATCACCCTCATCCCAATCTGTGTGGTCACCGTATAGAACGTCAAGAACGTCATACAGGTTTTCGGGTGGTGTCCACTGTACAAGACCGTGACCGGTTCCCCCTATTTCTATGAGAGCAGGATTAAATGTGGATTCCTGCTGAACGTTTCCACAGAGAGCCGCACACGCTTGAATAGTCCAACCTCTTGTGTAGAAGAAACTGTATATGCAGGCGGCATTATTTAACGCTCTTTCATCATTTCCGCAAAGGGGTGCTGTTGGGTTTCCAAAATATTCAGAGTTTCCACCTTTTATCCATGTATACCCCGCTGTTGCGCCACCGTCACCATATCTGAAAAGGCGTGGAAAACTTCTTCTGTAACTTGCATCACCGGAACTGGAACCTATGGATACCTGATTTTCCAGTGGTGCATTTGCGGTGTGAGCGCCCATGAAAATTCCGTTTCCCTCACCACCTGCATAACACATTTCTGTGTGTGAGGTGGATAAACCAATATCTCCCGCCATGTAAATTCCGCTAGCAGATACTTCTGTAAACCCAAGTTCTGCAAGGACGCCTGGCATTGTATTTGTGGTAAAGGCGTTACTGTTTGGTGCATACCCGGGGGTTGACCAACCCCCTGCTAACAGGGCGTAATTGATAAACGATGAACAGTCGTAATAGGTTACACCGTTTACTGTCTGCTGATTTCGGTAATCCTGTGAATATCCGATGTTTGGGGCGTTACAACAATTTATCGCCCATGTGTAAGCATTATTGATACTAGGCATAACGTCACCTCGCAGTCAGGATATTCCAACATTTTTCACCAAAGATTCCGTCAGGAGAACTTGCTCCTATGTCTGCACCATAAGCTTTCATGTCGCTCTGAAATCTTTTAATGGCGTATACCGTGTTTGTACCACATTCGCCATCAATGGATAGTGGTTTTCCATCTGCTCCTGTGTAATGTAGTAGCGACAACACTAGTTGCAAACACACAACATCAGAACCGATAGAACCGTTTCTTACTGTTTCAAAAGAGTACATATTATCACTCCTTATTAATATGGAATAATTCCATTAATTTTTCAGGGAGAAGGTCACTGTTAATCTTGCATACGTTTTCGATGATTGATACTAATTCTGTTGTACAAACGTATAAAATAATAACAGGGAGAATTGCAACACTGAATTGAAATCCTATTGTATTACCCTGTGTATCAAGTAACCACCCTAAAAAGTAACAAACTAGAAATCCTACTTTTTTAAACAAACCGTCCCTGAGTTTTGAAGAATCCAGTTCCTTGTTTCTTAAAGCGGCAACAAAACCTGATACAATATCTGTTGCGTTAAATACTAATGCTATTACAATAGGGTAGAATGTCTCCATTTTTTCACCCCCTCTCTTAACTTTTATTATAGCATAAGGGTTGACAAATTGCAAGAAAAATATTATAATTGTATATAGAGAGGTATACAAAATGAAAAATAAGTATTATGACGGTACTAAATTATTGTCAATGTTAGACATTAATGGGAACAAACCTGAAATTTATATGTGTACTACAAACAGAACAGGCGGAAAGACAACCTATTTTGGAAGACTTTTGGTTAACAGGTATCTTGATAAAGGTGAAAAATTTTGCCTTATTTACAGGTACAATTATGAACTTGATGATGTCGCGGAAAAGTTTTTCAAGGATTTGAATACCCTGTTCTTTCCTGAGTATGAGATGATTAGCAGGAGACGAGCAAACGGTATTTTTCATGAATTGTTTTTAAATGACAAGTCCTGTGGATACGGTGTATCATTAAACAGTGCAGACAGTATCAAAAGGAATAGTCATTTACTTTCTGACGTTGGACGTATGCTGTTTGACGAATTTCAGAGTGAAACAAACCATTATTGCGCAGATGAGATTAAGAAACTTTTAAGTATCCATACCTCTATTGCGCGCGGCCAGGGTGAACAGGTTCGCTATGTCCCTGTGTATATGCTTAGCAATCCTGTGTCTATTATTAACCCGTATTATGTAGAAATGGGTATCAGTAATAGGTTAACAGACAAAACAAAGTTCCTGAAAGGCGATGGATTTGTTCTTGAACAGGGGTTTGTTGAATCTGCTAGTGAAGCACAAAAAACATCTGGGTTTAATCGTGCTTTTTCAGGTAATAATTACGTTGCGTATAGCACACAGGCAGTATACTTAAATGACAATAAAGCTTTTATTGAAAAATTAAGCGGAAAAAACCGTTATATCTGCACACTAAAATATTCAGGAACTAATTTTGCTATCAGAGAATATGGTGAACAAGGTATTATCTATTGCGATTATAGTGCTGATTTATCTCACCCTACTAAAATTGTAGTAAGCACAGAAGACCACCAAATTAATTATGTAATGCTTCAAAGACATGATTTCTTTTTAACTAACCTAAGAACGCTATTTGAAAAGGGATGCTTTCGATTTAAAGATTTAAGGTGCAAAGAATGTGTTTTGAAAGCGTTAAGTTATTAGGTATCTGCTTATAATATCATCACAGACAGTTACTGGTTGCACACCTGAAAGTATGGTGCAGTGCTGTTGTCGGTTATGCAAGCCGCTGTGTTTGATTTATGAGTTGTAGATATAAAAGAAGAGGGCAGAATGATTGAAAAATCACCTGTCCTCTTTTATTTTTTATTTTATTCCTGTTGAGCCAATACCACCACGGTCTTTATTTTTCAGTTCCTTAACCTCTTCAATATCAAAACAAGGTTGATGTTCAATTAATCTGAATTGGCATATTCTTGTTCCTTTCGGTATAAATGTGTGATGTAATGCTAGAGCTGGAAAATACCAGATATCATTATCCCCTTTGTAGCTTTCGTCTATAACCCCTATGCTGTTTGCCTGTATTACACCAAAGTTTTTAAAAGTACTTGAACGTGGAACTACTAATGCTTCATACCCCTCTGGCAATTCGATTGATACACCTAGAGATATTAGTTTAAATTCCATTTTCTTTAGTTCAATATCCTCTTGTGTTCTTAGGTCTATCCAGTCACCTTGTTTTATTTTCTGAATTTTATATTTTCCGTGATATTTTACTTTAATTGTCATACCTTGTACCTCACAAATTCCATAATAGTTAAATATACAGTCTTTACACCCCTCATTGTGCCAACATTCTTCGCACAATACTTTGTCTAAATCGTATTCGGGGTATTGATAACGTATAGCGTTTGGACAGTTCCCGTTTACGCAAGTTACACCTACATAATTTTTGCAAGTTGGCATTTCTGTTACCTCATTTCATAAGTTGTATCTTGTAATACTATACCGCCTTTTATTCGTTTTGGTAGTAATTTTCCGGGGACTTTTAAGCCTATTTTAAAATCTGAATAACTTCTTATAATAGGTGTCCCGTCTTTATTAAATAGAAATTCTCTTTCTTGTTCTGTGTATTCATTTTCTTTTTCCTGTTTCCCTCTCATACTTATGTCTAACAATTTTTTGCAACGTTCTGGCATACCTGCACACTTTACATTGTTAAATGGTTCTTCAATTTGTTTGCAATCTTCATGTGTGATATGTTCAATGTATGTCTTTTGTCTTGCAAATATGGCAATATCCCAACAGCTTTCTAACTTCCAACAGCAGAAATTCTTGTCGTGTACTTTAATTCCTACTAGTTCATCTGGGTTTAAATCACAATGGATACTGTCAGTATCTGCGTATATAAAACCCCTCTCGTGCTTTCCATGGTAATTCTTCTGAGCCGCTCTTATGGTAAAATTTCTGGCATAGGAGGTTATAGCGGAACCACAAGCGATATATCCGGGGGTTTTGTTTGCTTCTGGAACTAGTAGAAATCCTATTGAACCATCTTCTTTTTCATAGGCAAGCTTGAAGCTTGAATCTGTGCTTGATGCCATTTTACCGTACAAATTGTTTAGGAATAGTTTTGCAAGTTCTCTTTTCGCCCCTTTGCTTTCCAGTTTTATCTTCTTGTATTTTTCAATGTATTCGTCAAATATCCCTTTTTCTGCGTAAAACCAACAACCGTCTAGGATTTCAAAATCTACAAGGTTGTAGTGTTCTTGCATCAACTGATAGTCTGTCATGGTTAATACAAGTTCTCTGCGTGTATCTTGTAAATTTCCGTTTTCATCTGTATAGTGTGTGTAATATTTTCCTGTGCTTTTGTCGTACACGTCTGAACTTTCCAGTGCTTCTGTTCCCTTGTATAATAGTGTGTTCTTAATTTGAATGAATGGTAACATATTTTCTTTAATATAGAATCTAGTCTTGATTCTTACAAAGTAATATCTGTTCCCTATTTTTGCTTCATCTGGTATATAATTTCCTACCCAAAAATGTGGTATTGATACAGGGTAATAGTTGCCGCTTTCAGAGCTCATCATTGAGGGGTAAAGTGAATTAACATCTGCGGTTGTTCCACCATGAAATATTCTGTTTTCTTTCCCTTTTACTAAATAACACCACCCTCCTTTGTAGCTTCTTCTTATATAGTCTCCTGCTGTTGGGTATTTGTATATGTCTTTGTCAATGTCTATTGTGTATAAGTCAGGAAACATTTCATCATAAGATAAAGCATTTTTAACTGACTTCTTACAAATTCTCTTGTATTCGTCAAGACAACAACTTCCAATAGTGAGTTTTTTATGTCCTTCTGTAAACATAATTTCCAGTGCTTCTTTTACTACTAAAACGTCATTAGCAATATACTTCTTTTCTTCTTCTGTGATTTCACATCCTGCATAGCGAAAACCTTTATATTCCATTTCCAGTTTTTTATGTTTCGTTCCGAAAGATTCACCTATTCTCTTTACCGAAAATGGTAATAATTTCAGGGAATCCCTTATTTCTATGAAATACTTTCCAACCCTTATTATGATAGAATACCATTGTCCTTGCTCTGATATGGAATACTTAAAAGTATTTGGAAGCATATCTTTTTCGTGCTTCCATTCAATATCGGTATCTTTATCACCTATTGAAGTATATGCCTGTGCAAAATGTTTTTCAGTTATTAAATATGACAGCCAGAATGAACCGTCAAATTTTAAGTTGTGGTAATATGCTATGATGTTACTTTTTAATGATTTAAAGTATTCAAAAGTCTCATCTATAGAGTGCAGTATTTTAACATCTTCGGTGAAAAGTTCAACGCAAGCGGATGCCCACACTTCAGTACTTTGTTGTCCCTCATATACGGTTGTTTCAAAATCACAGGAGAAGAATCTATATTTTCGTGTTCGCATATCATGTTATACATCCTCATAGTCTTCTTCTGTTTGAACTGCGTCCATGATTGATTCTTTAGTAAACTCTCCTGCTTCTGGTAGATAATCTATCATGTTAGCCATGTATTCAAATAAGCGTTGTCTGTTATACACAAATTTGTATGTTAAAATTAATCCGTTTTCTGCACCTCTATCTAACATCACAGCTGTTTCATGTTCTGAGGTTTGTGCTATTATTGCATTTAACCAACGTGTTAATTCGTTTCTTGCGTATTCATTAAATTGTGAAATTAATGCACGAAAGTTTGATATAACTATTCTGTCATATAAATTTCCAGTTTCGTCAATGGTTATAGGTGGGGGCGATTGCGTGGGTATTGCTACAGAACGTGAGCGAATTTCTTCTGGTGTTATTCTTTTAAGTTCTCTTGTTAGTTTCGTTAATTCCTGTCCTTTTACGCCTGATTTCCTTAATTGATTCAGTGTAGGAATATATATTTCATATTGTAAACCTTTTTTCTTTAGCTTTCTTGCGTATGATAATATTCTATTTCTTTGTTTTTCGTATTGTGTTAATTTGCGTTTTCGTTTTTTAGGCATTTTTATACCCCCTTTTACACTGAAAGGCGGTGGTTAGCCGCCTTTTCAAGTTTTTACTATATTCAGTTGTATTAGTTAAATTATAATTCAGTTAGAGTCAGCTATACACGATAATACAGTTTTTGAATTAATTTGTTATGGGGAGTTTTATATCCAGTTATTTGTCAATTACACATTGACTTCGCAGTCTTTGCACCCGACAGAATCTAAGTCAAGAGTGCAGTTGATAAAGTTTCTTCCTGCTTTTGTTTTTCCGCTTGTTTTAACGACTGTAAACGGTTTTCCGTTCATTATTTTCGAAATGTCGTTAATAGAACGCTTAAAGGTTGTAGACTGGCAAGAGTAAACCACTTTGTCTGATGTGATGATACTCATGATTTCCGCTGATTCATCGTTTTCTTTCTCATCAGTGAATGTCATGATACCATCTACATTGATTTTTGTTCCGTCTTCTACATCTTTAATGGAAATAATAGCAGGTGAAATGGTCATAAGGTATTTTTCAATTTCGTTGAACTCTCTGGATTCTGTGTTAATTGTAATCATTTACTTTTCCTCTCTTTCTTATGCTTCTGTTCTAGGTGGTAAGATTGATGCGCTATTAATGAAATCCTGTTCTTTCATGGCATACAGGTTTTCAATTTCTTCAGCGCTTACAATCTGCACAACTTTGATTTCATCTGTCTCGATAGCCGCTTTTGTGGCTTTCATAAGTTTCTTT